AGAGTACGACTGGTTGGAAATTCACGCAGTTTGGGACATCGTTGATTGCGGCTAACGAGTCCAACACCATGCAGTACATCGACATTTTTAGCGGGACAACCTTTGCAGACTTGGCGGCAGACGCACCCAAGGCAAAATTTGTCACCGTGGTGCGCGACTTCGTGGTTACTGGCTTTCAGAGTAGCAACAGAAGCCGAGTCCAATGGTCTGGTATTAACAACGAAAAGACATGGACGACTTCGGCTACAACTCAAGCTGACTTCCAAGACATCCCTGACGGCGGCTCTGTGCAAGGGGTTACGGGTGGCGAGTTTGGGCTAATTTTGCTTGAGCGCAGTATCCATCGGATGTCCTATGTTGGAACCCCGCTGATATTCCAGTTTGACAATATCGCTAGGAACCGTGGGTGCTACGAGCCGAACTCGGTCATCCAATGGCAAGGGATTACTTACTTCTTGTCTGATGACGGGTTCTACGCCTGTGACGGCACGAATATCAAGAATATCGGTGCGGAAAAGGTCAATCGGTACTTCTTTAACACCCTACGGGAAGACGTTTTAAGCACCATGAGTGCGGCGGTAGACCCAATCAATAACCTAATCATCTGGGGTTATCCGTCTACGGACTTGGACTACCGTGCGCTGGTCTATCACATCCCAACAGGCCGGTGGTCATACGCCGACTCTACGGCAAGCCGTGTTGCGCCAGTTAGCACACCATCGTTGACGCTAGATGACTTGGACAACTTTAGTGCGAGTCTTGATGCGCTTTCTATTCCTCTGGACAGCCGGACATGGCTAGGCGGGAAACTTCTACTGCTAGGGGTAAAGGGGTCAAAACTCATTACCTTTACGGGAACCCCCAAGACGGCAACGATTGATACTGCCGACATCGAGGTTCAGGGCAGACAGTCGATGGTTACGATGGTCAAGCCAATGGTGGACGATGGCTCTGCGAGTGCGGCTATTGCATCGCGCAAAACCCTAAGTGACGCGATTTCGTTCTCCTCGTCTGTGGCGGCTAGTACCGAGAACCGCATAGGACTGCGGTCTTACGGGCGGTATCACAGGATTCGGGTGGAACCGTCTGGCAACTGGACAACGGCTATTGGGATAGATGTGGACATCCAAGAGGCGGGAACACGGTAATGTTTCGTGTTCTCCCCTACCAAGGTGGGACACCAAGGGATATTTCCGAGGTGGTCAACAACCTGATGAACGGCAAGTCCAATAACACGGGGACTATTACCCTTGCTACGGGCAACGCTACGACCACAACCCTGATAGACGAGCGTATTTCTGTATATACAAAAATTATCCTGATTCCGTTCTCGGACGCGGCAGAGGCTGACTCTGCGCCTTACGGTGCGTTTCAGGACACGACTGACCAGACGGCCACGACGACCACCAACGAGTACATTATTTCTTACGACACCACCGACTACTCTAACGGGGTTTCGGTAGAGAGTACCAACAAGATTCGGGTCAAGTCTTACGGGATATATAACATTGCGTTCAGCATCCAGTTTGCTAACGCAGACGTTGCCATTCAAGACGTAGATATATGGTTCAAGAAGGGTAGCGGAGGAGGTGCGGCTTCTAATGTCGCTGGCAGTAACAGCAAGTTTTCTGTGCCTAACAGCCACGGTGGAACTGACGGTCACCTAATTGCCGCGCTTAATTTCTTTATAGAACTCCAAGCAGATGACTATGTGCAACTAGCGTGGGCATCTACGGATACGGATTGTAAGATTGAACATTTAGCCGCGCAAACCAGCCCTACTAGACCCTCAACCCCGTCGGTAATTCTCACGGTTAACTATGTAGCACCGGCAACGTACTCGAACATTTACGTCTCTGCCCAACAGCAAGGACAGGCAACGATAAGTCACTTTGCCAATACCACGGCGAACAAGACTTATGCTTACATTTTGGTTGGATAATCTTTATAATAGGTGACACTATGGCAGTTGACGCTTTCGGTAATGTAATCCCAGACACCGCCCCAGGAATGGGTGCTTTGCCCGCTGTTCTCCCACAGACGGGCGTGGCTAGTGGCTCAAAAATTGACCCTGCCCTTGTCCCTTACCTCACCAAAGGTTTGCAGAGGGCAGAACAACTGTTCTTCGGCGCGCAACCGTCCATGTATCAGGGACAGATGTACGTCACCCCTTCTGCCCAAACCCAACAGGCGTTAGCCCAACAAGAGGCGGCGGCTGGTGCAGGGCAACAATTACTAGGTCAAGCCCAACAAGCCTATCTGCAATCCTTGGGACAGGTCGGACAAACGGCTGCCGGTGGGTTCCTTACAGGCTCGCCCTACCAACAACAGATGATTGAGGCGGCTACCCGCCCCCTAACACAGCAGTTCGGAGAGCAGGTATTGCCGGGCGTTGCAAGCCTTTATTCCCGCGCTGGACGCTACGGGTCAGGCGCAATGGAACGTGCCCTTGGCGGGGCTTCTGAGGCTTATGGCAGGGCATTGGGCGATGTGACCACGGGAATCGTGGCACAGGACTACGCAAGAGAGCGCCAGAACCAGTTGCAAGCGCAGTTGGCACAGGCACAATTAGCACAGTCCGCACCAGGGTTCTTCCAAGCCAGCCTTCTGCCATCGCAGACCTTGGCGCAAGTTGGTGCAGCGCAAGAAGCCATTGCCGCCCAGCCTTTGCAAGAGCAGATTCAGCGGTTCCAATACCAACAGCAACTCCCTTACTCGCAACTTCAATCGTACCTGTCAAGCATTTACGGGACACCGATGGCATCGAGTATCTACCCACAGCAACAACAGGCAGCCTCTAGCAACAGGCTTGGACAAGCCATTGGTGGCGCTTCTCTTGGGTACTTGGGCGGTGGGTTCTTGGGGTCAACACCTTTGTTTAGCGGTGTCTCCAATCAAGCATTAGGTGCTGGAGTGGGTGGGCTTTTAGGATACTTCCTATGATGTCCTGCACGACAAGATTGGCTTTGACCATCCAAAACATGAACAGGTGTTGCTATGGGCATAATTAAAGAAGTTAAGAAAGTCGCCAAAAAAGCAGAAAAAACGGTTAAAAAAGCTGGCCGTGAGTTAGAAAAAGCAGTAAAAAAAGGCGGCTCAGAACTTGACGATTTTGTTCGTGAAAATATCCCCGGTGGTTGGGGGACAGCCCTTGCCGCGTTTAACCCACTTGGGGTTACTACTAGCATTGGAAGCGCACTCTCTGGCGGGGCTTTAGCAGGTGGCGCGGCTACCGCATTGGGTGGTGGATTGTTGGGAGGTACTGGTTCTGCGCTGATGGGACAAAACCCACTTAAAGGAGCGCTAGCAGGTGCAGCTTTAGGTTACGGAGGTTCTCTCCTATCCCAAGGCGGTACGGCTACTGGAACGCTAGGCGCAGATGCCGCGTTTGTAGCACAAGACGCAGCACAACTATACGCCCAAGGATTGTCTGAGGCACAAATTGCTCAGGTCTTGCAAGGCGCTGGTGTAGAGTCTTTTATCGCCGCAGATGCCGCGCAGCTTGCCGCACAGGGATTTACGCCTGGGGTTATCTCTCAAAACCTAGCGCAGTCTGCAACGGGCATGAACATCTTTCCAAGCGGTGTAGCGCAAAGCACCACATTTAGCCTTAAAGACGCTTTAAACATAGCGAAACTTGGGCAACAAATTAACCCACAAATTCCACAGCAGATGCCACAGATGCCAGAACAACGGGCTGGACTAAGTGGCGCAACAAGTTATGAAGAACTCCTGCGTCTGATTAACGCCGGAAAAGCACGCACTCCAAACGTAGCCCCGATTGTGTCGGGCGGTTTACTCGCATAGGAATTACACATGGCGACACTAAATGAAATCTTAGGTGGTGATTTAACCATCGGCGGCTTACTTGGCTCGCAAGCGCAAGCCCAGGCCGAACAGCGCGCCCAGAACGCCGCACTCGTAAACTTTGGGTTAAATGCTCTTGTGCGCTCTCAGGGTCAAGCAGGGCAACCAGCACCAGGGCTAGCACAAGTCTTGGCGGCCTCTGCTATCCCAGCAGTTAGTGCTTACCAACAGTCATTTGACAAGACGCTGACAGATGCAATTAAGAACTTGCAGGTTCAGGATTTGCTAACAAAACGTAAAGAGTCGCAACAATTGCGTACTTTACTTCCACAGGTATTTAAGACCACTCGCGCTCCATCCCAAACAATTTATGACGTAGAGGGCGAAACAACCATTCCTGGCGCTGTTACAGGTGTGAGTATAGACCCAGCAAGGTTACAAGCATTGATGATGGTTCCTGGTGGTATGGAAGCGGTTAAAGGATTGGCAGAAACGCAAAAATTACTTCGGCAATCTGGCTTGACTATGGGCGCACAAGAAGCACCCAGCCCGTTTGCACCTTATCTGGCGGCACAAAGCCCAGAGGTTCGTAAGTTAGCAGAAAATTACGACAAAGGGTTTAGGTCAGGGACAATTGACGAAGAAACTGCATATAAAAGAGTTGAGCCATTGGCAAGAATGGAAGAGTCTTATATTTCTCGTGTTGAATCCATGACAGACAGAAGGATTGCAAGGGAAGAGGCTAGAGAAGAACGTCGGATTGCACGAGAGCAAGCTGCAAAGCCAACAGAAGGCGAAAAGAAAACAGCAACTCTTGCTGGGCGACTCGAACAATCTTTGACAGACTTGAAAAAAATTGAAGAAGAAAACCCAAAAGCGCTTTCCCCAGAAGTAACACCGTCATTATTACAAAGTGGGCTATTGTCGTATATTCCTGGCGCAGAAATGATTGCCGGGAAAATATCTTCATCAGACCGACTTCGCGCAGAAGCGGCTCAATTAGATGCGTTAGATGCGGCGCTCACGCTTGGAACCGGCGCGGCATATACCCGCGAGCAATTGCGTGGGTATGCAAAGGCTTATTTCCCTCAAATTGGAGATACGCCAGACGTTATTACTGAGAAAAATACTAGATTTGCAAATATTGTTCGCTTGGCAAGGTCACAAGCTGGAGCAGCCTATGTTCCACCGGCTCAAGATTCATCGCTAACTGTGAATGATGTGCGGAAAAACTATGGCTTAGAAGGCAAAAAAAGGTAAAAAATAATGGCTAAAAGCACCGAACGCATTGAGAGAACGCTAAGAAATATGGAACGCCTCATCAGCGGTGGGGCTACTGCACAAGAAACAAGTATCTATCTTAAAAGCGAAGGCTTTACTCCAAAAACATTTGCTGAATCTGTTGGCAAGTACAACCAATCTCAGGGGGTGATTGCTGAGTTTGGGCCAGTTAAATCCGCGCTACAAGGACTAACATTTGGGTTCTCTGACGAAGCAGAGGCTGGTATAAAAGCCCTTCTAGGAAAAGGCACATACGAACAAAACCTCAACGCTATCAACCTTGCTAAACAAGAGTTTGAACAAGAGTCACCAGGAACGGCAATTGGAATGGAGCTTGCCGGTTCTGTTCCGTACATGGCGTTAGGCGGGTTAGGTGCTATTCGTGGCGCAGAGCGTTTGGCGACGGTTGCCCCTCGCGTCGCACAGGCTGTATCTACGCCTGCTGGTCGTACCGCTACTGCATTAGGCGGCGCAACAGCAATTGGCGCTGGCTCTGCCGGTGTTACTGGGGCAGGTCAAGCAATGCCAGACTTTCGTATGGCTGGTGCAATGGAAGCTGCTCCAATAGGGGCTGCATTTGGCCTCGGTGGAACTACTGCCGCAAAGGTGGCAACACGATTGCCTGGGATACAACAGGCGTTTGAGGCTGGCAAAAAAGCCGTTGGTTTGGGTGGTGATTTTGCTAGTCGTGCTGACCAGAAACTGCTTCAAGCCTTACAACGGGATGGGGTTTCTTTGGCAGACTCAATAGACAGACTACGCCAAATTAAGCAGTCAAACTACAAGCCAGAAACCATTATTGAGTTGGGCGGCGAAAACACACGCCGACTAGCGGATGTTGTAGCGCAATATCCTGGCGCTTCTCAGGTGGCTAGAGAGTTAACCGAAGAACGAATGGCTGGTGCTGGACAGAGGATTACACAAGATTTTCGCCAAGCATTTCAAGTTAATGCAGACGCAATGGATTTGGCAGATAGCCTTATTAGAAGCCGCGACCAATTGGCTGGGCCATTGTATAGACAAGCCTATTCTGAGGGCGGCGTGATACGAGACGAGAGGATTACCAAACTTATGGGGATTCCGCAGTTTCAAGATGCATACGCACGCGCCCGTCGTATCGCCGCGTTAGACGGTATTCCGTTGCCAGAAAAAGCCTCAGATATTGAAAGAGTTGGCGGATTTGACCTGCAAACATTGGACTACATTAAGCGCGGATTAGACGACGTATTGTTTACCGGAAAGCAGCCCGGAAGCGGGATTGGGAAAACAGAACTTGGGAAACTAAAAGAGCGTCGCAAAGAGTTTGTAGATATTGTGGATGAGGTTGGCCCTGCTTCTTACAAGCGGGCAAGGAATGTGTACGCTGGCGCAACCGAGGTTTTAGACGCAATTGAAGATGGCAAAAAGTTTGCCACAATGGATGCTAGGCAGTTAGAGCGAATGTTTGGCAAATTATCTGATGCCGAAAAAGAAGGTTTCAAGATTGGGGTTTATGACTCCATCAGAACCAACATTAACAAGGGCGCAGATGGCGCAGACGTATTGCGTAAGGTATGGGGTTCCCCAGAAAAGCGCGACCAACTGTCCATATTCCTTGGTGGTGACACGTTTAACGATTTGTCTGCTCAACTCGCTAGAGAGAAGGTTATTCGCCAAACCGACGTTAAATTGGCTGGTGGCTCCCAAACGCAACCCAGAACGCTTGCCCAACGCGAGTTTGAGGGCGCGGAAGAACTAATCCCAATGGTTGCTCAACAAGGGCTTGGCGGGCTTCGCCAATATGCTTTGAGAACCGTGACAGGGCCAGGGCAACCAACAGCACAAGCTCTTGCGCCGACATTGTTTTCAACAGACCTTGGAAAACAAATTGAATCACTAACTAGGCTTCAATTATTAGACGATTTATTGCGCCAACAAGCCGCCGCCGCAGGTGCGGTAGGTGGCATGGGTGGTGGAACAGCAGCCGGACTTTTAGGAGAATAAGAAATGCCGAAGACCAAGATTTCAGAATACTCAACGACCAACTCCGCTAATACGGACATTCAGAGTATTAACATCGACGAGGGTTGTGCGCCTTCTGGGATAAACAATGCTATCCGCGAGGTTATGGTTCACCTCAAGAACTTCCAGACAGGCTCATCTGGTGACCCTCTGACGGTGGCTGGCGGGTTCGTAGCCTCTGGTGGGTTCACCTCCAACACCATGACCGTTACGGGGATTCTGACGGCTTCTGGGGGCACGATTCTGTCCTCTACCAACACAATCTCAGGCGCGGCAATTATTTCCGGCAATATCAACTCCTCGGGTACTGCCAATACCTTCTCGGGCGGGGTGGTTCATTCTGGGACTAACACCTTCTCTAGTTCGGTGGTTATCTCTGGGAACATCAACTCCAGCGGGTCAAACACCTTCTCTGGTAGCCAGGTTATCTCTGGCAACATCAATTCCTCGGGGACGACAAATACCTTCTCAGGCGCGAATATCCTGTCGGGCACGAATACCCTGTCAGGGGTAACAACCATCTCTGGCAACGCCACGCTGTCTGGGACTACGAATACCATCTCTGGGGCGGCGATTATCTCCGGCAACATCAATTCTTCTGGAACCAATACTTTTAGCGGTTCCCAGGTGATTTCGGGGAATATCAACGCAACAGGGACGACCAACACCTTTTCGGGCGATGTATTGTTTACAAGCACAGGCGCGGTTAAAATGCCTGTTGGTACGCAAGCGCAACGTCCGGGAACTCCAACCGCCGGTATGGTGCGGTTCAATGACGACACCGATGTGCTAGAGGTTTACACAGGTGCAACGTGGACTGCTTTAGGTAGCGGTGGGGGTGGTGGTATCACAACGGGTAAGGCCATCGCTATGGCCATTGTTTTCGGTGGCTAATTCTTAAAGGAGAAATTCATGGCAGCCCCTAATATCGTAAACGTCGCAACAATCACCGGTAAAACGGCAGTTGCAGACCTCACCACAACGGCAGCTACATCTATCATCAGCAACGCCGCTTCTAGCAGCAAGGTGTTCAAGGTAAACTCGCTGATTGTGTCTAACGTAGATGGCACAAGCAACGCTGAGATTACAATTAGCCTGTACTCACAGGACGACATCGGTGGAACGGCAACGGAAATCTGCAAAACGGTTGTTGTTCCAGCAGATGCTTCTCTTGTTGTGATTGACAAATCTTCTAGCATCTACCTTGAGGAAGATAAATCAATTGGAGCAATTGCAAGCTCAGCTAATGACCTGAAAGTGGTCTGCTCATACGAGGAGATTTCCTAATGAGCCGCTATCCTGGTGGGATAATTTCTGCCACAGCACCAACGGTTACAACATCGTCTGCTAAAGGCATTTGGACTTTGCAAGAGGCATTGCAATATAAGAAGGCCGGAAATTGGCCCTCAGCGTTTACTACTGTCATCCAAACTTTTAATTCATCAACTACATGGACTTGCCCTACTGGTGTGACCGAGGTTGAGTATCTTATTGTTGCAGGTGGAGGGGGTACTGGGTCATCAGGAGACCCGTTTGATAACGGTGCTGGAGGAGCTGGTGGTTTGTTGACGGCAACAGGGCAAGCAGTAACCGCTGGAACTACTTACACAATTACTATTGGAGGCGGTGGTGGCGCCGCCACCCCTGGGTCATCAAGTTCCGCGGTAGGAATTAGCACCACAGGCGGTGGACAAGGTGGCGGGCGAAATGGAAACGGTGGAAACGGCGGTTCTGGAGGCGGCGCTGGTTACTTAGGTTCAACTGGTGGAACTGGTGTTGCTGGCCCACCACGACAAGGTTACAACGGCGCTTTGTTTTATGGTGGTGGCGCTGGTGGCGCTGCAACTAACAGCACAAGAGGGCCGGGGGCTGATTCGTCACTTTCTGGGTCTACTGTAACTTATGCAGTAGGTGGAGATGGGTCAAATCAAAATGGAACAACAAACAGAGGAAACGGTGCTTGTGCAGGAGCCTCCGCAAGAAGCGGTGGTTCAGGAATTGTAATTCTAAAATACTTGCAACCTGTTTAACAAATAAATAACCAACAAGGGTTTTCAAATGGCGCATTTCGCTGAAATAGATAGCAACAATGTTGTGCTACGGGTAATCGTAGTTGACAACAAAGACACCTCAACCCCTGATGGAACAGAAGTCGAATCCATTGGCGTGGCTTTCTGCCAACGTCTGTTTGGTGGCAACTGGCTTAAGACCTCTTACAACGGAAACATCCGTAAGAACTACGCAGGGATTGGATACACATACAACGCTGGATTAGATGCGTTTGTTCCTCCCAAGCCCTATGCTTCATGGGTGCTGAATAATGACACAGCCCAATGGGATGCGCCGACCCCGATGCCATCTGACGCTGGAACTGGTGAGCCACCAAAGCGTTACTCATGGGACGAGGCTACAACAAGCTGGGTTGAGGCTGCATAATGGCAACGATTGGCGAAGTTCAAGGTCAACTAGACACCCACGAAGCTGTCTGTGCTGAACGCTATCTTGGGATAAACGCACGACTAAAGCGACTAGAGCAAATCCTTCTTGGCTCTGCTGGTTGCATAATCCTCCTTCTGCTAAGCCTAGTGACTAAATGACCACCATCGCGGCCAAAGCGTCTACGGGAGAAATTGCCGCAGATTCGATGGTCAGCGGTGATGACTCCTTCTACCTCGTAGAGAAACTCCGTAGTGGCCAGGAAAGCGTCTACGGGGGTTGCGGGGATTGGGATAAACTATTAAAGTTCTACAATTCGTTGGAGTCTGGGGCTGACCTAGACTCGGATACGGATGTGACCGTTCTCGAACTCAGAAGTGATGGCATTTGGATTTACGAGAGTACCATCATTCCTGCGAAGATAAAGAACGACTTTTGGGCAATTGGAACTGGGGCAAACTTTGCTATCGCTGCCATGCACTTAGGCTTAACTCCGGCAGAAGCAGTAAAGCTGGCGTGTCTGTACGATACATCCTCCCATGAGCCGATTGACGTAATGACTCTAAGCGGGAGGAAGCGTGGTAGCACTAAAAAAGGTGTCGGACGAGGAACTAATAGCGGCGTTTAAGACATACGGCAGTCCACAGAAGGTCTCACAGGTTCTAGGCATAGACGTAGGTACGGTTTACCGAAGGCGGTCGGCACTAAAAGACGTATCCCTGCCCTCCTTTGCCGCAAGACAACACAGCATCGCCAACACATACATCCCAGATAACCGCAGGGTTATATCCCACACCGTAGACAACGGTCACGTCTTCATAGCCTCGGACTGCCACTACTGGCCTGACGAGGAAACCGTAGCACACAAGGCGTTTGTTTCCCTGCTGACAGAATTTAAGCCCAAGACCATCATCCTAAACGGCGATGTCTTTGACGGGGCTAGAATCAGCCGCCACGCCGCCCTGATGGGAACTAACCCCCCTACCCCTAAGCAAGAGATAGAAGCCTGTCAAGACCGTTTAAACGAGATTGCAAACGCTTCTAAGAACGCTACTAAGTTCTGGACTTACGGGAACCACGATACACGTCTCTTTAACTACATTGCTACGCACGCAGACGCGCTGATGGAGTTCTCGGACTTGTTTTCGTACTTCCCTGGTTGGCATACGGGCTGGCGGGTGGACATAAATAACTCGTTAGTTGTAAAGCACAGATGGGGAAACGGTATCCACGCTAGTTACAATAATACCCTTCGCTCTGGGCGCAGTATCGTTACAGGACACTTGCACCAACTAAAAGTAACCCCGTGGTCTGACTACAACGGCAGACGTTGGGGAGTAGATTCAGGGACGCTTGCGGAACCATACGGCGACCAGTTTGTTTACACAGAAGAAAATCCCGTGAACTGGTGTTCAGGATTCGCGGTGCTGACATTCAAAAATGGTATGTTATTACCTCCAGAACTATGTGAAGTCATTAACGGGGTGGCTTACTTTCGAGGAGAGAAAGTGGGATAAATGAGTGATTTAGTAGCCTCGGCAAAAAGTGCAACGCAGGGTATAAAAAGCGCACTTGCGGCAGGTAAAGAGATTGAATCAGTAGTCCAAGACATACAGAAACTAGGGGTCGCAGAACTCCAAGCCAAGCAACAATTCCAAAAGAAACAACGGATAGTCAAGGGTGACACAACCATCCTCACGGCTTTCGCAGAGTGGAGAAGACTCAAGGAAGTGAAGGAAGCCGAAGACGACCTGTTCCAACAGCTTGTAGAACGCTACGGAAAGGAAAAGGCAGAGTTTGAGTGGAAAGAAATTCAGTCCATCAAGGAACGCCAGATGAAGGAGGTCAAGGAGGGGCGCGACGAGATGGGGCGTGACCTAAAGAAACTCCGTGAACTCAAGGTTATGTGCTTCGTAGCCTCGCTAATCATAGTCACCACTTACTACATCTTCAAAGGACACCTGTAATGCTATCCCTAATATCCTCCGCTGTCGGATTCCTAGCCTCTGGCTTACCGCAAGTCCTAAACTTCTTCCAAGACAAGGCTGACAAGGCTCAGGAGTTGAAGTTAGCCCAGATGCAGACGGAACGCGAGTTAGCCCTTGCAGAACGCGGTTTCCTTGCCCAGCAGAAGGTCGAGGAGATTCGTACAGACCAGATTGCCCTCCAGACTGACGCAGACCGACAGAGCGCGGCTTTAGACCACGACAAGGCTATCATGGCCAGGGCTTCCAACTGGGTCGTAAACCTGAACGGTATCGTGCGTCCTCTTGTTACATTCCTTTTTATAGTTGAGTTGATTGCCATAAACCTTGCGTTGACCTATTGGTTCATGGCCTCTGGTTCTGTAAACTCAGTTGAAGATATGATTAAAGCCTCGGACATAATTTTTAGCGAAGATGAAATGGCTCTGCTTTCTGGAATTTGTGCATTTTGGTTTGGAAGTCGCCAATGGGGTAAGAAGTGAAAGTCAGCAAGGAAGCGATTGAGGGCATAAAGAAGGACGAAGGGGTAAGGACAAAACCTTACCGTTGCCCTGCGCTACTTTGGACTGTCGGTGTAGGGCACGTCATAGACCCAAACCACATAAGGGTGAAGCTAGATGAACGCAAAAATATACCCATTCCCCCAGAGTGGGACAGAGTTCTTAGCATGGCAGAAGTCGATGCTATCTTGGCTTCAGACTTGGCTACGTTTGAACGAGGAGTTCTGCGCCTCTGTCCAGGTGGACTTACTCAAGGCCGCTTTGACGCTCTGGTTTCGTTCTCCTTCAACGTCGGGCTTGGCAACCTCCAAAGAAGCACGATAAGAATGAAGCACAACCGTGGCGACTTCGAGGGTGCTGCGGAATCTTTTATGGCGTGGACTAAGGCCGGTGGTAAGGAGTTGCCTGGTCTAGTTAAGCGCCGGAAGCACGAACGCGCTCTCTATGAATCTGAGTAATCCTCTCCCGTAACTCCTCGGCTACGGTCAAATTGTGCTTGGCCTCGAACTGGTCTAGCCACTTCCTCCTCGCCTCCTTTGTCGGAAGCGTCAAAACGTACCTTGCCAGCCCCTCAATCTTCGCCTCATGTTCTGACATCACGATTTGATAGAACTCCTCTGGGGTAGCGGTAAAGGTTCCTCTATTAACCAGCCCTAGCAAATGTTTTATGCAACGCTTTTCTTGCGGTGGTGACGGCTCTGGCTGCGTCAGATTTTCGAACAAATCTCCCAAGATAATACCTCTTATAGTTGGCCATTATGTGCGCCTCGTAAAACTTTTCCTTCCTCTTGTAGACTCCCTTTATATTCGACTTGGTTTTCTCTCTGCGCTTGGAGTTCCACCTGTTCTCCATCTGCGTGGCTACCCTGAGATTGCTTAACCTATTGTCGGCAAACTTGCAGTTTATGTGGTCAACCTGCTCCGGCCAGTAGCCGTGGTGGTACGCCCAGACAATCCTGTGGGCAAAGTAAGGCTTCCTGAATATAGCGATTTTGCGATAACCGCGAGGGGTTATGTGACCGGCAACCCTATTCGCGTACCGTCGGTTCCACATGACGTAAGCAGAATACTTGGCGAAAGCCTCAATGGGTCGAGGCTTCCACACAAGTCTTCCACGCCTGTAATCAAACAGGGCTTTCAGTTGTTGCTGGCTTAGAATGGGATGTCGTCCGCTTTACCATTTTGCCTAAATTGACGCTGCTAACCATTTTGTTGCCATCATTACCTCGCTGCAATATACAAGCCCACGTTTCCTAGTGCGTACCCACAAAATGCCACGCCTAGCCCAATTTTACCCTCTAGTAGCAACTGCACCGCTACCACAAGGTATACAACACCGATACCGGCTATTAACCACGCCGCCACTCTGTCCACCCCGCGAAGATAATAACGCCAAGCATACACAGCACGAAAAATGCCGCGTCCTGCGCGTACAAGTGTGCAGCTATAAGTCCGTCTCTCATTCGTCTTCCTCCGTATTATTCAAAAGTTGGTACTTGATTACCTCTAAGACCCCTACCACAGAGGCTAGAGGAATTGCCTCGTCAAACTTCTCTAGAACCCCAATAATCTCTTGGTAGAGGGCTTCTATCATCACCTGCTGGCTCAACCACTCATCTCCTGGGCTAGCGTCTTAAATCCCCAATCCTCTGCCATCCTCGCGCACCGCAACATTTCCTCCTCGCGCACGATTTCCGCAAACCTCTGCAACTGCGTGCGAGAGTCTTCGTGGAAGTTGAACAATATCTCCCCCTCCTTCAAGAACAGCCCCGCTTCTACCGCTAGGTCATCAATCGTCACACTCGGCCTCCACTTCTGATAAGAACACCTGAATCTTGTCTAGCATCTCGTCTATTTCCTTTTGCTCTGGCTCGAACCGCACGATAAAGAGCATCTTGCTCACGGGCAGTCGGGAGTCGAAACTTACAAAGTCGCACCACTTTCTGCCAGTACAGGCAAGTTGGAGCATCATCTGGTTCTTGTATTTTGCTGGAACCTTGCCCGCCTTCCTGTATTGCAGGTGCGTAGCCGAATTTGGATTTTTTATTTCCACAAGCCCTTCCTGCCCCACATAACCGTCAGGAGAGGCTCCTAGCCATTGTATTGTCGGGTGGGGTACGAAGCCTACTTGGTCTACGAAAACGCCCGTGTGAGCCTCGTATGCGGCTCTGGCGATGGGTTCCTGCTCGGTTCCCCTAATCATGGCCGCGTTGGGCGCAAAACCTGCCTGTGGGGTCTTGGTAAGTCTTTCCGCTACAAGCTGCCAGAGGTAGTTCTTGCGGGTCTCTGTGTCCTTACCCGCTAGGGCATCGCTAACTTTGCTCGCGGTGCAAAACCCCAGCCTCGCTTCCAGCCATTCCTGTGAACCTTGGACTATTTCTTTGTAATCGGTCATACAGCCTCCTCTTGGCTATGTGTAATTCTGCCTCTAACCTATCCGCACTCATCCGTAATCTCTGGGCTACATTGTGGCTCAGGTTGTACGGGTACTGTATATACCTTGCCTTCAAAACCCTGCGGCTTATATCGGGTAAAACCCTAACCGCGTTCTCTACTTCCTGCCCGTCTAACATATCGGGTTCTATCCTTGGCTCCTCGCCCTCAAAGACATCTTCGGACTCGTAGTTCCCCTCCGCGCTGGCGCATTGGGTACGGTGTTCAGGGCCAACATGACCCCAAGCACAGAAAAAGGCCCAATTTTTGAGACGGTCTTCGCTAATCATGTCCTTTGAACCATAGTTCGTATAACTCCGGCCTATTTGCTTTAATCCAAGGTTGGGCAGATTGTATAAGTTCCTGTGCGTTCCGTCCACAGGTCTGAGAGCCAACGTGGTGGACATAAGCCCTGCTGATAGCGTGCTGAAATCCCTTTTTCTGGATGTCCAAGCATTGCACATCGTCCGAGTACCAATTCAATGGCGGGAAGTCCACCCACGCGTCCTTGTGAATGTAACTACAAATTGGGGCTATAACATCTGTGATGTTAATAAGATTCTCGGTCTCGTACCTGAACCACTCCATTTTTCCCTGCCCAAGCCGAATGTTCTGCAAACCTCGTGCATAATCAGACCTAGCGGATACCCATCCGAGGGGGATGCTTTTGTCTCGCAGAAACGTAACGTCCTCGCCAAGCAGCTTCCAGGTGGTAGGGTTGAACACAATATCGTCGTTACAGACCACAACCTCGTCAAACTCCTCGAACGCCCGTTTGACCACGGCGTTGTAAGCGTCCCCAAAGTTATCTGCGTCGTTGGGCAGGTTTATAGTCCTGTGGCGGGGGAGAATAATCTCGCTACCAGCTAGGAACACGGTCACGTCTTGGGGAACGTAGAAGGTTATGGAGGCCGCCAGGACGGGTAGGCAAGCCCCCTTAGTTGTTGCTATCGCTATTGCTTTCATTTATTCCCTAACGGTAAAGTTTTGCCCAAAAGACGGTATACATCCTCTAATAATTCCTGTTCGGTAAATCCGTAGTGCTTGGGGAAGCCTTTGGTTCCGAGTCCGTGAACTCCAGTTTTACCTCTGTGGTGTTCTGGGCATAGTGGTATTGCAAGGTAGTGCGAAGACCTGCCCCACCCTTGACCGGCCCGAAGATGATGAATTTCAGACGGGCTATCAGAGTACCCAATTCTTCGGCAGACCATGCATCCGAGGGCTGCAACTTTAGAGAGATGGTTTTTTTCATCTTTTGTCATCCCCATTGATTTGCCATAGCATCAGCTATTCCTTGGAATGTGGCGCTTCTTAATTTCCACCTGTCTTTGCTTGGCGGCATTTTGTGTATTCGTTGCTCGCGACCTTCGACTACGTTTGTAGGTTTTAGTAACGGGAGATTTTTAAGCCAAAGACAGGTTGCTTTTGTTTCTCCGTGTCCAAATTGCCACGGCTGAATTACTTGGCTTGGCTTTTTAATGCGGCTTGAAATAATACTTATAGGGTTTTCAAGAGCTATCTTGTCAATCTTGGAATCAAGCAAAATTCTTACAAACTCAAGAGCCTCAGCTTGTTCTTTTTGTTTGTTTTTAAACCATCTAGCGCCGCTAACCGCCAAGTGTGTGCATGGTGGGTGAGCGACCATCAAATCCCATCCATCGTTAATCACATCCATAACGTCGCCTTTGTAGTGTGGCCCTGGTTTATCGGTAGGCTCCAAGTCGCAACTCATAGCATCGTGACCACGCGCAATAAAAGCGTCTCTAACGGTTCCACTAAACTCGCAAGCAACCAATACCCTCATTTCAGCCCCCTCGTATTCTCGCTGAACCTAACGTCGTGTTCTAAAGCCCATTTCACCACCTTCTCCACATACTCCGAGAACAAAACTTGGTTTAACTCGCTCGTACTAGGCTCTAGCATCTTTATGCTTCCGTCTGGCAACTCAATCATTCGTTCAGGCAAAAACAAAGCCCGTAGGTACTCGTGCCAAATACTTGGCTCGTAAGCCTTGCCAACAACCATTTGCTCGGATATATCTCCCAAGACCGCCCAGTAATACCTGTTGCTATCCAAACTGCGTTTAGCAGGACGGACTTCTAGCACATAGCCATCTGGTGCGTTATCCACCATCTGCTTGGCTACGTCCCTATTGTGCGGGGAAAGAATCACTTTATTGAGTCCTCTGCCATGTGGCAGAAAATCCCGCACTCTATTGCTTGCTCGCTTGGATAATCGCCAGCGTTTTTAGGTAAATCTGTTAGCCAAATACGCTCTCCATTGTGCTTGAGAATTTTGGCGTTTATTTTTTTCTCTGTTTCTGCCATGCGTTGAAACTGCTCTGGGAAGTCGTTTCTTATCTTGTTCCAGTATCCAAGACCACCTTTTACGCAACCTATGCAATTATTGTTTTGGTAGCCAAGTTTATACATTGCCGGTAACTCTATCCCAGCTCTTTGCAAGATTGCCAGGCAGTCTGATTTTGTTAGGCTTTTTTCAATTAGAATTGACCACAGGTTTACGTCGTTATTTGAGTCAATAAATCTGTCAACTCGATGTTGCTCCTCTACCGTGTAACCAAATACTTGCCGGTCGTTTGGTAGTTCATATTGCTTTCTCATTTCTTTTTTTAGCAGTCTTGTACATGGCGCTCCAGCTACACCAACAATATATTTAGTTTTCTCAAAAACCTCATAAATGCTTCCGTTGTATTTTTCGTTACAAATAACTTTTATTTCTTGACCAAACCATTTTTCGCAGTCTTGCTTAAACCGCATATTGTCTGAGTGTTCTTCTTTTACTTGACAGTAAACAATTTCTAATTCGCTTTCTGCGAGCGCAAGTTTGGTAGCGACGGCAGATGCCGCCCCACAAGAAAACCAAGCAATTGTTCTCACGCGGACTTAAGCGCGGCTCTCATAACCGCAACCTTGAAGTGTGGGAAGGACTCGAACTGGCTAGGGTCTAAACCTAACTCTTTACCCTTGAGTTCTATGCCCGTAGCCGTCTCATGCCAAGGTTTCTCGTTGACTACGTTTGGCAGAGTGACCTCGTGTATGTCGTCCCAACGCTCCCCACGCAACCAGGTGGCAGGGTATGGTATGAACGCCCCGCCAGACTTCATCCAAGACTCGGTCTTGCAAGCGGCTGTGATGGCAGTTAACAAATTTGTTAACTCTGGCCGTATATCTTTGGTCTGCGCCCACGCTTTCCTAGCATCTGCCTTGGCTACTTTTTTTGGGTATAGCGCCCAGAAGGTGTTGAAATCATCCAAGATATTTTCTCCTCATAATGTCTATGACTTCCCTCAAAGTCATTTCTGGCGATTCGTGCCAGACTCCATTTTCCCTATATTGTCTAACAATTGTCAAACCCATATCTATATCACCGTCGCTTTCGTGCGACGTAAGCATTAGCACACAGGTCTTGGTTTCGCTTTGGATGGCATCGCAGAGTCGCTCTAGGCAGAGTTTCTGACCAAAAGGGACTTGGGCATTTTTATACTTTGCCTCTACGATTATGAACAAGCGGTTAGAGAACTCTAGGATTGCGTCTATATCTGTCGGAGATATTGCTCCCCATCTCAGACCTGAGAAGTCCTTAAGCTGACTACCGTACTCTCTATTCCTATACATAATCCTCCCTTACTATGTATATATCTGCACTTTTGGTGGACGGACTCAGCCTTAGCCTATCCGTCCTTTACCTGCACTTTCGGAGCCACAGGACTCGTCAGCCTTTTCGCGTTCTGGTGCTGACTTCGCCGCCAGGTTAGGATATTCCAACGCTGCCCACAGTATCCCTATCGCCGCCTAGCCCTGCCGTCTTTCGCCGACGACTAGGTAGCTGTCAGCGCCAAAGAAAAACCCCAAGAACTTAGCGGGTGTGACCCTTGGCATGGGCAACACGATGGGTAAGATGGATTCCAACACCTCGAACCAGCGCATCACGCACACCCGCTAAATACTCGGGGTTGTTCTCAGAATCTATCTCATCCAGCAGTTGCCACACCGCTGACAACGCTAGGATACCACGGTTTTAGTTAAGTTCAACTAATTTTATTGTCCAGCCCGCCTTTAGTTTTCCCCACCCGTGGACATGGACTTTCCACCCTGACCGCACCAACTCTGGGTAATACTCGTTTTCCTCGATTTTCTTGACCCGCGCCGCAACATTCCCACGGCTGGTGGTCTGCACCCCTACGGTCTCCCCGTTACCGATAGCCAGGATGTCTAGGCAGTTCCACAGGTCTATGCGCTTGCGGGAATAGGGACACCACCTCTCCACAATCCAGCACCGATAGCCCTGGTCGCGGAGGTATTTAAGGCTTCTTTGGGTAGGGGACATTCTTACATTCTACTGTATAACCATACATTAGGGTTAGTCCTAGGTATATTTCTTACACAACCCTGAAAAGTAGTGTAAGATTCTGTTCATGGCATCCCGCCATACGCCGAGGAGGGCAAACAAATGTACAAACTTACCGCAAAATCAAAAATTGAAGTTTCAGTAAAATTCCGCAATAAAGTTGTTTGTAAGACTGAAGATGTTTACACATACGAAAGCGATGATGGCGCAAAAGTTACATTCCATTCTCACCCAACAAAATCGTTCAACTATGTAATTGTTCCTGAGTCTACGAATGATGCGGGACGCAAGGTTGCTAATAAAGTAATTGACCTTTGGATTGACGCTTTAAGTTTGTCAGTAAATAACAAAACAGACCTAGATACCGCTTTGGCATCTTTGTAATTGAGGAGAGAAAAATGTTATACAACGAAGATTGGTATTACACACCACCTGAAGAACCCAAGTCTGAGGAAGAAGAAGACGACGATTTTTATTGGCAAGAACGCGCATGGGAGGCTAACCGTGACTGATTGCCAAGCCCACGCACAACAGCAAGAACAGGAACAGCAAGAGACCGAAGCCTTGTGGGAACGCCAACGCCTAATGTCTAGCAACCACGGCAAGATGCTTGGTTGCGCTCAGACAATACGGGACGCTAACGGTGACGACGACTATGTAAGAATTGCTGTAAAATATCTGTTAGAGGCACTTGAGGAACACGACGACATTGTGAGGAGGTTCAAATGAACGCAGTAGATTTACTTAAGATTAACGTCAACGACCACACGGAGAAGAAGGGGAACCTTACATATCTATCGTGGGCATGGGCTTGGCAAGAGGCAATCAAGGCAGACCCGCAAGCAGAGTGGACTGTCAAGATGTTCGGTGAATCGTACGATAAACCGTACGTTTCAATCGGCGACACCAAGATGGTATTCGTGGACGTTACGATGTTCGGCAAAACGCTTACTTGCCAGCTTCCCGTCCTTGACCACAAGAACAAGGCTATCCCTAACCCAGACGCTTTTCAGGTCAACACGGCCATCATGCGCTGTCTGGCTAAAGGGATTGCATTACACGGTCTAGGCTTATACATCTACGCAGGAGAAGATTTACCCGAGGATGGCTCAAAACCTGAGCCAGAGGCTTATGTAAAACTAATCGAGGAGAGCAAAAATGTCACAGATTTACAATCAAATTGGAAAGCAGCGTACACAGCGTCTCAATCAGATGCGGGGTTTATCGCCGCTATCACGGTGGCCAAGGACAGAAGAAAAGCAGAGCTTTCCGCTGCTTGACACCCTAGCCTTTGTAGCGTGTTGCGTTATGGGCTACACGGTACTGGTGATGCTATGACACTAGAACAAATTGACAGCTTGTCTAACAAACGCCGTATCGCTAACCTGACCCCTGCAAGACCGTGGGTAGAGATAGACATCCTAGAACTCAAGGCGATTGCAGAGTCTTGTAATCTCTGGGGTTCGGATGTTTATAGCGACGTAGAGGAACTAGCGGCTGAGATTAACAAAAGACTGAAAAGGAAAAACACATGAGGAAACTACTTGCCAGTTTGTTGTTTGTCCCATGCATGGCTAGTGCCGAGTTTATGACCGGCAACAACCTACACGGCAAAATGAACGGCGACTTTGGCGACAAGATGCTTGCCTTGGGGTTTATTCAAGGGGTGTTTGACGTGTACGTTAGCGTCACATTTTGTTCGCCAAGCAATGTAACAGTCGGTCAGGTGTCAGATATGGTTAGGAGTTACTTAGATAACAACCCGTCTATCAGACACAAAACCGCAGAGTCCTTGATAAACCAAGCCCTAAAACAAGCGTGGCCTTGCGCTAATAGAAACAGCAAGAGTGGCGTATAACAAAGTTAAAGGAGAATAATTGTGTATGAGAGTGAACACGCGGTTCGGATTATTCATTGTGGCAATCGTCTCCAGCATGAGATGGCTAACACGTTTGCTCCCGACAGAAACACCATCGCGGCGTTATGTCAGGAAATTGAGAACTCGGCACACGAAATCTACAAGTGGGTAAACGGGATAGAGGGCAAAAGTGAATAGGTTTACCTACATTCCAGCCGACAGAACCGACCTGAGAGAGTCCATGAAAAGATATAGAAAGATGGTAGAAGATGAAAATCGAAGATTACATTCTGGCAAGCAAGAAGCCAGTTCACCCAACCCACCTGGCAGAGAGGTTCTCGGTCAGCAAGAGCAAGGCGTACAACACCTGCGTCTCGTTGCTACTGGAGGGCAAAGTTGAAGAAGTCAGAGTCGGTGCGCGAACCTTTTATAGGGTTCGTCGAGATGAACCTAAAGATGGACGGGGTCTTGAAGACTAAATTCTGTTTCTCCTGCCAGCGGGAAAGGAACAAGGAAAACGGAAGTTATATAATCAGGAAGGGGAACAAGCAATGGAAGTGCATGGACTGTCAACAGAAGCGTTGGTTCTCTACGCAACCTTCGCCCTCGCAATCGTAGGCTATGTCACAAGCAAGAAAGATGGTCGTAACCGTGTTGGATACGATTGTAATAAAAGGAAAGAAGATGAAAAACACAACTAGAATCCTAGAAGCCATCAGCGCGGCCACGGAACCCGTAACCCTGAACACACTCAAGAACGACTTGGGGATGTCGCCAGGAATAATCTCTGGGTCACTTGCTAGCCTGATGAAGTCGGGTAGGCTAGAGAGGCAACAACTAACCGCAGAATTTGGGAGAAAAAATATCTGGGGATATGTTGCAAAAACTCAACAAAAAGGAGTAGAATCATCGGTGGAGTAGTGCGCCTCCTCCTCAGCATTGCTCCTTCAAGCCCTCAAACCCCCTCGGCCAAAAGTCGGGGGGGTTTTCTTTTACGGAGAAATACCATGTACGGCAAAAAACCAATGAAGCCCATGAAGAAGCCAATGAAGCCCGCCAAACCGGGTAAGTACGCCCCCAAGAAATGAAAGGGCCAACAATAATGATTGGGCTACTTGGGAAACCAAGGGAGTCCAAGGAGATGGAAGGCGGCCTCCTCGACGAGGAAGGTTCATGTCCGCTTGCCACCCAAGATGAGATAGTCAACCGTGGCAACAAGCAAAAAGCCATCCTGACCGCCAAATACGGCCCCAGCGAGGGCGAGTCCAAGTGCGGCAATTGTGAGTACGGGATGAAGCTGAAAGGCTGTGGACTGGGCAAGAACGAGGTGTTCTGCGATGTCTACGAGTTCAAGTGCAGCGCGGACAACGTCTGCGACGCTTGGGAAAGCATGGAAGAAGAATCCGAAGAAGAATCGGATTAAAGACCTCTTTAACTGCCCAACAGGAGATTCAAATTGCCTTTCAAATCTAAGCAGCAAGCCAAACTAATGTTCGCCGCAGCCGCGTCCCCAAAGGTCGCCAAGGCTACGGGTGTCCCCCAGAAGGTCGCCAAGAAGATGGTCAAGGAAGGGCAGTCTAGCCTCAAGAAACTCCCCTCCAAGGTGAAGAAATGAAGAA